AGCCTTTCGCTTACCCCACTTCATTCCTGGAACACCGTAGTGCTCAAGGAAGTCGTCAGTATCCAGGGGTGGCACTACAATTTGCTGTGTCATTTCACTCCTATTCGAATGCGTCTTTGTTGGCTTTGTATGCGACGTATGCGTCCATCATAGCTGCAACATTGTCGATTTTTTGTTCTGTTCGTTTACGCATAAGTTTGCGGTTACCATTAGTGTCTTCCATGGTTACAGCATTACCCATAGTAAACGACATCATTTCTTCATCGAACAAGAGCATACGTTCTTCGCTAAGTTTCTTCAGTTCACCCAAAGGTACTGATTCTGTCCTAGCTCCCTGAATGACCTTTTCGATTCCGAAGGGACCGTTTTCTGCTTCCCAGCGCTTTACGAATTCTGCAGCATTATAAGGGTCGAACCCGAATGCTCGAACATCATACTCACAGGACAGGATATGACGATCCAGATCCTCGTAGACTTCCATCATGTCAAGAACTGTTCCATTAAGCACATGGAGAGTCCCTTCTTTGATGAAGGTGTCGTACTTGAATCGCATTGCCCCCGGAAGTTTCATCAGCGTTAGTTCACTAATATACGCCCGAGTCTTGATTCCGAAATCTCCACGACCCATTGGGAATAGGAACGTGAATGCACAGAAGTCATCACCCTGAGAAAGGTCAGCACCTAAAGCACACGGCATACCCCAGAATTTATTGGCACGATATGGCTTATGGCAAATAGTCTCTTCATAGGTGAAGAAGTATGTAAAGCCTTCCATTGGGATACCAAAGCGCTTAGCTAGAATATCGTTCAGGTTGGCAGGAGATGCTTCAGCTTTCTCAACATCTCTTTGATACGTTTCATAAGAAATTGTGAAACCAATGTTTGGCTGGGCCTTGGGCCACATCGCCGGATCATTAACTTCCTCAATATCATCTAGTTTGTAATGCCAGATTGAAACGTGGGGTGCGTGATACTCTCCTCGAAGGATCTTAGCTAGTTCCATTTTGATAGTGTCACCACTACCATTACGGACAGTTCCTTCAGAGCTCATGGCAATGATCAAGTAGTCATCCATCTTGGATGCACCCTGCTCAATAGCGCCAATTACGTCTTCCCGGATGTCACCCGAGAGCCACTCATCAACGGTGGATACCTTCGGACGAAGACCCTGCAGCTTGTTGATCGACATAGGTCGAACTTCAAGAATAGAGTTCGTGAGAAAGTTCTCAACGCCCTTCTTTGTAGAAGCGAGTTTCACTCGGTTAGCTCTTGAACCCGTTGTGTTCTGCAAGGACCCTTCGGTCATGAACTTGAACAGTGGCCCTCGGGATCGAGTAACGGCAGTTCTAAGAGGGGACATGACCTCTTCTGCCTGTTTCATTGTGGGCGCGGTCGTGATCTGGTGAGTCGTTGATGTATCAACCGTCAGAAAGAAAGCTTGAAGGCATTCTGCATACATAGACTTCGCAGCACCACGAGCCACGATCAAGTACTGCTTTGTTGTCAAGCGAAGTTTGATTCGCTTTCGAACGTAACGGACACCGTATCCGTCAGGCGATGGCTCCGGAACCGATCGCTCTTGAAAGTAGTACCATCCAAATATCTGTTCGGCCCAAAGTTTAAACGTATCGAGAAGATGGAGATCGGTACCATCGACTAGAGTCAGTTCGCCTTCACAGAATTTGATAAAGCCATTGATTGCTTTGTCGTCGTAGTAAAAATTTGGATTGGCGATGAGTTCGTCGATGCGATTCATCTCAAGGGATATCTCTTTGTTTACGGGAATCTCGCCACGTAGAACTTTGTCACGAAATTGTGCGTAATACACAGGGGTAGCCTTGTTTGAGAGGCCCATCGCCAATCCTCCTTTCTAATACTAGAGCGCAGCCTTAAGAATTGCACCGGCAATACCGATACCGATTCGGAGACCATGCTTCTTAAGAATGGTCTTCCCTGTATCAGCCAGAATATCGGCAGCCATCTTCTTACCCGAAGGATTGTGAAGAACTGGTGCGCGATCTGGTTCCTGATAAGGATTGAACTGACGAGCAGCGTACTGCCCTGCAAGTTCCTGACCAATCAATGGCAGCATCTCCTTAGTCATTTTTTGACCAAAGGAGAGTTGTTGTGGTTGCTGTGTCAAACGTTTATAGTTAGCTTCCATATTCATTCGCTCGACCAGCTGCTTGAGCTCGGCGTTGCTAAGAGTATCTGTATGAAGCTTAGCTTTTTCACGACTACGATTTACACTAATGGCATCATCATGACGACGAACTCGAACTGTAGTTTTTACAGCTGAGTTTCCTCGATCTTTACGACGTCCCCATTTCATTCCAGGGACACCATAGTGTTCTAGCTGGTCGGTGTCAGCGGAACCGGGTTGACCCATGGGTGATTCAGTCCTTCCATATACACATTAAGTCGCCACTCGAGTCTCTGGGCTTGTTTCTCCAGATTATCAAGTACATATGACTGAGTTGGTGGGTCGAAAAGCAGCTTGACCCGAATGCGCATGAGTTCTTTGACTGCCTCGATTTTATGCTCGCCCATAAAAGTGGACCAGAGCTCTTCACCAGTCTCAAGTAAGAACCCCTGTTGGGGTCCCACGCCAAGTTGGTTTAGTTCGAAGAAAACTGAGTTAATATGGGTGATTAGTTCTTGATCAAAAGCGTCATCCTCTTCATTAATGTTGAGGTTATTCTTTGTCAGAACTAGGATACGATCCTCTTTAGCCATAACCTACTCCCATTTTGAAGTTGGTCACTGCTTGACTTCTTCAGCGTCAAGAATCTCGTGAGCTTCAAGAGCTTGAACGTGTGTCTCAGGAGCTCGACCGATCACAACAGTAGCCGTACCTGTGAGTTCACCAAGAGTACGATCCACAGCAGCATCAATTGCCTCGACAAGCTGTTCGACTGTTACTGGGGTTCCAGAAGCTGCAGTAAGTTTGGTGACGATTGCCAGAAGAGCATCAACCTTTGCTTCGGTACGAATCGCTGCGGAAGTTCCGTCAGCATTGTCCTGAATCCAGGTGAGCTTCTTGCCGCCACGAAGTACTTGGTACTCGGCAACACGACGAGGAACATCATCAGTAATGTTCTGAAGTGATGCTCCATACTTCATACTGGTACCACCAAAGATAATGGCTTCCTTGGCAGCCTTAGCATCCTTAGCTGCTTGAATATCGCGTTCACGATCAGCATCTGTGTACATATCGTCCTCCTCAAAGTCGATGAAATAGGGTGTTGGGTCTACACGACCGTAGTAAGGAGCATCATCAACATCATACGGATAGAGTACAAAGTCAACGTGCAGGTGTTTACCGTAGTTGAAACCGGTGTCACCAACCTTAGCGATGTGTTGACGACCAGTCACCCAATCACCAACATTTACATAGATCTCTGCAAGATGTCCGTATCCTGAAAGAGCGATCGGATTACCAAATGCATCATAGTGTTCGATGATGACATAATTTCCAGCAGAGCTATCGAGTTTGTCTGTACGATCAAAGTCGATGTTCAAGTACAGAATATTAGGCCAAGGAAGACCACGAGAATCGGAAGCCCAAATAACTTTACCCGACGCCATAGCGTAGGCTTTGTCATAGATCTTTCCACCATATGAGTAGTAGAAATCTGTGCCGGCGTGAAGTCCGCCCTGCTTTTGTGCAGCACCAAGCCCTTGAGATATGGGTGCATCTGAAGGTCGATAAAGAGTTATTTGTGCAGCCATGAGTCCTCCTTATGGTTTGATTGATCCCCATAATTTGGTATCGCCGGGGCGACGCTCAACAAGAGGACTAGCTAATAGTGATGCATCTCCATAGTGGATAGCATTATGGGTTTGATGAGAAACAGTGATCAAATATTCCGGATTAAGGATAGTGGGATCAGCATGTATGATCTCTTCAGCATCCATAGGATTCATATGATGGACAATGGGGCGAGCAGGAATTTCATACCCATCAACACCAAGGTCCATACCCAAATCTCTAGCAATAACCTCTGAACGAACGTCTTTCCATTGCTTTGAACGATAGAAAGCCTGGTTAATATAACGGTCGAAACCAAAAGTCGCGCTACCAACTACACCATTCAGCTTCAGATATTCATACCGTTCTTCGAATGTATCGAACTGGATTAGTTCTGAATAACGGAGAGTGTTTCGTCTCATTCTTCGATGTCCAATCCTTGGTATCCTCGCATAGCCTCGAGAGCGTCCTTTGCAATTTGCTCAGAAGCTGCGGCTTGTTGAATACTCTGCTTCTTTACAACTAAAAGATCGGCTTCCAATTCAAGCTTCTTAAGTTCAGCTTTAGTTTTAAGCGTTCCTTCTTTTAGAAAGTGTGAGATAACCTGAGCAGAAGCCGTACCATCTAGAATTTGCTTTTCAGCCAAATCAAAGGCCAAAGCAATAAGCTGATTGTTCCTGGCTTCAGGAGTAGTAGCTGGCCTACGGCGTTTTGGTGCTTGAGACTCGGGAGGTTTTCGAGAAGCCGCCATAAGCAGTTTTTACCTCCTAGTAGTTTCGCTGTCTTAAAAGGGCTCTGGTTCATATAGAGTAAGGTTGCCCCGAGCGACGCTTACAAAATGAGCCAGAGCCCCATTAAGGCGTCTATGGGATCTCCCTAAGAGGGTATTAGTTCTTCAAAGAGCCCCAAGCTCTCTTTGGAAGGATTTAAAGTCTTCATCTGCTTGACTAGAGCAGCTCTTGAAAGGAGTGAGGTTGTGATCCTCTTTGTTTGCGAAGACTTTAACTGAGAACTAATACCCTTTTGGAGAGATCCCATAGACTTTCTTTGACTTTCAGGTGACTTTGAGAACCCTCTGAAAGTGAATTGGTAGGCGTAGATTCGTCTGCGGACAGCCCCAGCCCCTTCATTGAAGTCATGTTGGCTACGATGACCCTACCAAACCAACCGCCGGAACCAAATTGCTCCCAGGAAATATTCCCCCGGGGATTTTTTGAAA